ACAAGTAAAATTCTTGTTATTGCTCATGTAAACGGAATGTTTAAAGGTTCTGAAACTGCTAACAACAGCATTAGTTTGAAAATGTTAAGAGGGGCAACGCAAATCTATTTGACTGAAAATTGTTTCTATACTGGCACAGCCATTGCAAACCGAGGAACGCAAACGCTTGTTGCTTTAGACAGTCCTGCCAGCACTTCATCATTGACTTACTCTGTGGAATTTAGCAACCCCAACAACTCATCTTCTGTTGCAGTTCAATTCAACGGCGTCACATCATCCCTTTATTTGTTTGAAATCAGCGCGTAATGCGTAAAAGCCTGATTCTATTGGTTATTTGCGCATCGCTGGCCGCTTGCGCAGACCGCGAACGCCTCAACTGTCCACCAACTAAAAACAAAGCCCTTTCGAGCGTCACAGCTTCAACCATTGTCGAAATGACTACAGTTCCCCAATACGGCACAGGAGGAAAGTGCAGATGAAACCCGACAACAGACACAGCAATGAAGAAATTAAAGCGCGCATCGTCATGGTCGTTGCACTTGGCCTGACGCTTTCTTTTGTTGGCTCAGTTTTTACAATCCTGTACGGCCTGCTTTTTGTGACCCAGCCTGAAAAGATGGCAGAGCTTGACGCCCAACAAATCAACATTCTTTCCTCAATGCTTCTCACGCTTTCGGGTGGCCTGATTGGTTTGCTTGCTGGTAACGGCTTAAAGGACAAACCGAAAGACCCACCAGCATGAGCAAATACACAGGAACCTCTGACGGGATAGCAAAAGCAAAACGCCCAGGCACAGAACGTTTTGTTCTTTTATGCAACAAAAGATGGGGCTTCAAAAACCTTGGGACATGGGTAGTCCGTGACATTGTCGGGAAGCCTGGGGTTCAATCCGTTCATTCGACCGCTAGGGCGCTTGACACCTCTTTTGGAACTGACAAAAATGCAGGCCGTGAGGCAATTCTCTGGTTTGTTCAACACGCTGCTTTGCTCGGCTTGGAAGAAGTCCATGACTATTCGGGACTGACTAAAAAAGGCTGTGAAACGTGGGGCCGTGGATGGCGTATCGGCAGGGGCTGGAAAGACTGGTCTGCTCAGGACAATGGTGGGTCTCAAAAAGCAACTTGGATACATTGCGAACTTGCTCCAAAATACGCAGATATGACAGGCGACGAATACGAAGCCATTTGGCGTAGTGTGCCAAAACCGTAAGAACTCCTAGCTTGTTTGAGCGAGCTAGGGCTAAGTGGTGGGTATCTTTGTTTCCATTGGGATATCCACCACTGACTTCGCAAATTGTGTATAGTCACATTTAGCCACTCAAAGGGCTTCAACCAAAGGAAACACACCATGCCGAAAATCATTTTTGATTTACCATTGTTCAGGAGTACAGACCCTGAAACATCACGCCAAGTCAGCCCCATGAAAGTTGGCAGCCATCGCGCCATTCTTCTTGCCATCTATGCCGACGCCATCCTTGGCCTCACAGATGAGGAAGCAGCCCTTCGAGCATCAGCCCAAGGCCATGAAATTAAGGGCTACTGGAAACGATGCTCAGACTTGCGCACTGCAGGACTTATTCATGACTTAGGCATCCGTAGGACGCTCTCAACGGGCTCTCAGGGCATTGTGTGCGCCATTACACAATCAGGTCTTGACATGGTTAGGGGCTGGGCATGACCGATACTCAATTTATATACAGTTTCATAATGGGATGGGTTAGTTGCTGGCTATTCCTTAAAATGATGGCTAACAGACCATGATTCCCACCTGGGGCTATCTTCCGTTAGTGTCTAGAGACAAGTTGACACTCGTTCAAATCTTTACGGATTTGAAAACAGGTGAACATATCAGGATTACAGTCGCACATCGCTTGGCTCCCTACCTGAGTTGGTCACCGCCTATCGAAGTAGAGAGAACCTGAAACGCATCATGGCACTAGCCCTTCTCACCGTCCTGTCCGTACCAGCTCACGCAAGTGCAGCTTCCAATTCATGCCCAAAATGGGAACCGCTGCTGGCTCGCCATTTCCCTGCCAAAGCAGTCCCCGTGATGAGCAAAATTGCTTATCGCGAAAGTCGCTGCAATGAGCGCAGCCTGTCAGTCGTCCGCAAGTCCACAGGACGCCCAGACGTGGGCCTGCTCCAGATTCAAGGCTCATGGGCTACTGTGACACGGGCAGTCTGTAAGAAACAAGATGTAGTCAAGGCTTTGCTCAACGCTGAATGCAATGTCAAAGTTGGTGGCTATTTGTACAAGAATGGTGGCCTCGGTCACTGGCGAGCAACATCAGGAAAATAACAAAGGAAAAAAAATGGAAACAAGCACAGGCGAATTAATCGCCAAATTAACCAATCTGAGCCACAACCTGGCATTAGAACTACGCTTCAAAGAATCAAGTCTTGTGCTTGAAGCTGTTGGCGTACTTCACACATTGCCAACATTGGCTGAAAAGGTTAGAGATTCATGGCACCCATCGTTTAACACCAGTGGGCCATCCAAAGGAATCAGTTACATCAGTTCAGTCAAAATGGTTGACGCTGATGAGTGAATACACACACAACGATGACGTCGCTGATTTGCTTTATGCAAAAGAACAAGAGGTTGAGTTCCTGAAAAAGGCTGTTGTCAGACTTAGTGCTGAACTAGACCGCTTAGAAAAGGAACACGCTCGTGGCCTTTAACCTTGACGATTACGAACCAGTAGCCAGCAGACTTGACAGGTTCTTAAAAGCTCACCCTGATGCTCGTGTTATTACTGACCTGGTGCATTACCTCAGCGACATTGCCGTGTTCAAAGCAGAGCTGTGGCTTGATGGTGAAATTATTGCGACTGGTTGGGCAGAAGAAATCCGTGGACAAGGCAACGTCAACAAGACAAGCCACCTTGAAAATTGTGAAACAGGAGCTGTGGGGCGCGCATTGGCTAACGCTGGCCTCAGTGGTTCTGACTTCAACAAACGCCCAAGTAGAGAAGAGATGGGCAAAGTCCAAAGAATGCAAGGAGACACTCAAATCACTGAGCCGTCTAACCTTGCAAGCGACAAGCAGCTGAACATGATTCGGGCTGTTTGTAAGTCGATGGGACGCACTGTTCCGTCAGGAATACAGGGCTGGACAAAAAGAGAAGCTTCGCAATTCATTGACACGCTCAAAAGTGGTGAACAGCAAGCGCCACAATACGACACACCTGAGGAACCGTTCTAAGTGTTAGACCTATTCAGCCTCGTAATTATGCTTTCCGCAGTGTTCTGGTGTGGCTACCTCTTAGGCCGTGACAAATGATTGCCATGAGCGAAGCGTCATTCCAGGCGCAAGTCAAAGCACTGGCATTTCAATTTGGTTGGTCGTTGCATCACTCACAGCCTTCAATGACACGCACAGGCCGTTACATCACTACAGGCTCAACTGGCTTTCCTGACCTCGTGATGGCACACCAGGAGCGTGGACTCATCTTTGCTGAGTTAAAGACTGAGAAAGGCAAAGCGTCAGAAGCGCAGCTGCAATGGTTAAGAACACTGCACCCCCATGCTGAGTGCTACCTTTGGCGTCCATCAGACATCACCTTCATAGCCCAAAGGCTCTCCCAATGCTGATACTGGCATGGTACGCCCTGCTACTATCCATCGGCATTGCCATCCTTCAAGGCATACGCAAAGACTAAACACATGACAACAACTGAATACGACCAAGGCCACATAGGGGATTGCACTCTGTTGGTGTTCACACGGGAACGTGGGTCGAGCAGTGCGCCCCAATACTTGTGATGACTTACCTGAATGGCAGTGGGGATAAGCCACTGTGCAGAGTACGAACTTCAAAAACGAGAATGGCTGACCGTCCTACACACACCACCTGCCAGAGCTGCTTGCTCAAAGTGGGGGCTGGCACAAACCACAACACCGCTCACACACACGAAAGCAACCACAGGGCGAAGCCCAAGGGCGCTAGATAAACAACACAAAGGAAACCACAATGACCGCACACAACACCAAAGCACGCAACCACTCCACCTTCAAAGCAATACGCAAACAACTACTAGAACACGACAACCACTGTGCAATCTGTGGCAACGAAGCCAACACAATCGACCACATCAAACCAGTTGACACCTTCCCCAACCCCATAGACGCCAACACCCTTGACAACTGCAGAGTCCTATGCAGAAGCTGCAACAGCAGAGCAGGCGCACGATACGTCAACGCCAAAACAGCAGGAAAAATACAAAACGAAATAGAAACCACGGAAAGTGACCATCCCTTTTTAGCCACGACACCACGGAAGCCT